GATATCGTGAGATGTGCTTACATCCAGAATGTGATAGTGCGATTGAAGATGTTGTAAATGAAGCAATAGTATCTGATTTAAATGACTCACCAGTAGATGTAGAATTATCAAATCTTCCAAGTTCTGATAAATTAAAAGAAATAATTCGAAGAGAATTTAAATATATTAAACAACTTATGAACTTTGATAAAAAGTGTCATGAGATTTTTCGTACTTGGTATATTGACGGAAGAATTTATTACCATAAAGTTATTGATTTAGACAATCCAACTGATGGTATCCAAGAAGTAAGATTTATAGATCCACTTAAAATTAGATTAATTCGTAAAACTGACAAGAATGGTTCTAATAGATTATCACCATTTGATGTTTCAAAAAATGGTAATGATCCTAAATCAGAAGGTGCTCCAGATATACACGAATATTTTTTATATGATCCAAATACAACTGCAGGAAAAAGTGGTGGAATATATCCAACCAAGAGTTCAAAAGGTGCAATCAAAATTGCAAAAGATGCAATTACATATGTTACATCAGGACTTGTAGATCGTAATAAACAAACAGTATTATCATACTTACATAAAGCAATCAAAGCACTTAACCAGTTAAGAATGGTTGAAGATAGTCTTGTAATTTACAGATTATCTCGTGCTCCAGAAAGAAGAATATTTTATATTGATGTTGGTAATCTTCCAAAGATAAAAGCAGAACAATATCTTCGTGATGTTATGAATCGCTATCGTAACAAGTTAGTATATAATGCTGACACTGGAGAGATTCGTGATGATCGTAAATATATGGCAATGCTTGAAGATTTCTGGTTGCCAAGAAGAGAAGGTGGAAGAGGAACTGAAATTACAACATTACCTGGTGGACAAAATTTAGGTGAACTTACAGATATTGAATACTTCCAATCAAAATTATATAAAGCATTAAATGTTCCATCAAGTCGATTAGATAGTCAAGGTGGATTTAATTTAGGTAGATCATCAGAGATCTTAAGAGATGAACTTAAATTTACTAAATTTGTAGGTAGATTAAGAAAAAGATTCTCACAAGTTTTCAATGATATGTTGAAGACTCAATTGATTCTCAAAAATGTAATTACACCAGAAGATTGGGATTCATTAGAAGAACATATTCAATATGATTTCTTATATGATAATCATTTCTCTGATCTAAAAGCAAATGAATTATTGAATGAACAACTTGGTGTTGTTGCAGCAATGGAACCATATATGGGTAAATATTTTTCTGCTCATTATGTTCGTACAAAAGTTCTTAAGCAAACTGAAGATGATATTGCAGAAATAGATAAACAAATTGATAAAGAAATCAAGGATGGTACTTTACCAGATCCAAATGCAATTATCGATCCAGAAACTGGAATGGAAATCGATCCATCAAGTATGGATTTGGGTCAACCAATGAATGAACCAGACCTTGAGTCTCAAGGTGCATCAACTGAAGTTGAAATGCCGAAAGGTGGAGAGATATAAATAATTTCTAGTTTATAATTATTTTTTAACAAAATGGATGATTTAATGGATATGATTACTGCGAATGATTCCGCAGCAAATGTTAGTGATAAAATTAAAGAAATTTTATTTACTAAAAGTGCTCAAAGAATTGATGCTGTAAAACCAGATGTTGCAGCAACCATGTTTGGTGACGAAGTTCCAGAAGTTTCTGAAGAAGAACCAGAAACTGAAGTTACTGATGAATTAGAAACTGAAGAGGAATCACAAGAGGAAGAGGAACCAAATGGCTAGTAGACTTTTATTGAAAGGTGATCAAATACAGTCACCAACTACTGATGAAACTGCATCAACTTATAATAATGCAACACTTGTTAGATTAATCAATATCCATGCTGATAGTGCAGTTATGGTAACTCTTGTTGAAGCACCTGGTGCTAGTGCAACAGTGATTGGTTCATTTCAAATGTTGGCACAAACTGAAGTATATCTTGAGAAAAAACCAACCGAAGCAGTATTTGCTGCAAATGGAAATATTAGAGGAGTAGCAGTAGGACTTACCAATTAAGAACAATGAAATTAATTACAGAAGAAATCTCAAGCGTTAAATTTATCACCGAAGGAAAAGGTGCTAAAAAGAAAATGTATATTGAAGGTGTTTTCTTGCAAGGAAACATTAAAAATAGAAATGGTAGAATGTATCCTGTCGAAACTCTTGCAAAAGAAGTTGGTAGATACAATGAAGCGTTTGTTGGAAAAGGTAGAGCACTTGGTGAACTTGGACATCCAGATGGTCCTACAGTAAACCTAGATCGTGTTTCACATAAAATTACATCTCTTGTTCAAGAGGGAGATAATTTTAGAGGTAAAGCACAACTATTGAATACACCAATGGGTAAAATTGCATCTTCACTTTTAGATGAAGGTGTGATGTTAGGAGTTTCTTCTCGTGGTATTGGATCATTAAAAGAAGATAATGATGGTTGTAAAGTTGTAGGTGAAGATTTTATGTTAGCAACTGCTGCTGATATTGTTGCTGACCCATCTGCACCTGATGCATTTGTATCGGGAATTATGGAAGGAAAAGAATGGATTTGGGAAGGAGGAATCCTTCGTGAACAACAAGCAGCACAAACAAAAAAGAGAATCAACACTCTTGTTGATCAAAAAGCATTGGAAGAACACAAACTTGGACTGTTCCAAGATTTCCTTTCAAATCTTTAATGTATAAATAACTATAGTCAATTTTTAAAAAGGTTAATTCGGAGAGTTACAAATGTCCCGTGGCACAAAATTACAAGAAATGGAAGTAAAGACACAGCAATCCAAGACTGCCGTAAATGCTAATGCAAAACCAGGAGATCCAATGCCAACAATGGCAGATCCAGGTACAGGATTAGCAAGCGTCGAAGATCTAGGTGGTCCTACTCCAGAAAATTCAAAACCAGATGACAATTCAAATATGTTGAAAACACCTGGTGCGACTCTTAAGCAGGTCAAAGATATAGTTAACAAAAATGCTAAACCTGCAGACCCCATGCCAGCTGGTATGAAAGAAGAGGAAGAAGTCGAAGGCGAAGTCGTATCAGAACAAGATACTGATGAAGATTTAGATGAAATTTCCGAAAACCAAGAAGACGATCTTCACAATAAAGTAGAGCAAGCAATTACTGAAGAACCAGCAGAAGAGGAAGAAGTAGTTGCAGAAGATGCTGTAGAGGAAATCGATGTTTCAGCAGACGTTGAAGCACTTCTTCAAGGTGAAGAACTTTCCGAAGAGTTTCAAGAAAAGGCAAAGACTATTTTTGAAGCTGCAATTAACTCAAAGGTCGATGCAATTCAGAATGAATTAGAAACAATTTATTCTGAAAAACTTGCAGAAGAAATCGAATCAACAAAAGCATCTCTTACAGAGAGAGTTGATTCATATTTAGAATACGTAGCCGATGAATGGTTACATGAAAATCAACTCGCAGTTGATCAAGGATTAAAGGCAGAAATGTCTGAGTCCTTTATGACAGGTCTGAAAGGACTTTTTGAAGAACATTATGTATCCGTACCTGAAGAAAAATATGATGTGCTTGAAAGCATGGTAAATAAACTTGATGAAATGGAGTCAAAACTCAACGAGCAAATCGATAAGAACATTGCTCTTAATAAGAGATTATCAGAATCAACATCAGATGGAATTTTAAGTGAAGTATCTGAAGGTCTTGCAATCACTCAGAAAGAAAAGTTAGCTTCTCTTGCTGAAAGTGTTGAGTTTGAAAGTGAAGCAAACTACCGTGAGAAACTAGTCACATTGAGAAATTCATATTTCCCAAATAGTGCACCTAGTGCTCAAAGAGATAATTCTGAATTTATCGCAGAAAGTACTAGTAACGATTCCACTAAAGTAGCTGGAAACGTAGCAAAGTATGTTGACGCACTTCAGAGATTCTCTAAGAAGTAAGTTCTATATTATAACTTATTAACCCTTAAATACTTTTTACAAGAGGAAACTTAAATGTTAGGCCCTAATTCAGAGGTTCTACAGGAGAAGTGGGCACCAATTCTTAATCATGAAGGATCATCAAAAATTGAAGATTCTCATCGCAGAATGGTAACTGCACAACTTCTAGAAAACCAAGAAAAATTTATAGCGGAGCAGCAACAGTTTTTAAACGAAGCTCCAACAAACGCAACAGGTGCATCAATCGATAACTTCGATCCTGTTTTAATATCACTTATTCGTCGTTCAATGCCAAACTTGGTCGCATATGACCTAGCAGGTGTTCAACCAATGAGTGGTCCTACTGGACTCATTTTCGCAATGAGATCACGTTACACTAGTCAGACTGGAACAGAAGCATTCTTTAACGAAGCAGAGACTGATTTCTCAGCAACTAACAATCCAGGTGGTACTAGTGATACAACTCAAGGTGCTTATACAACTGGTTCTGACGGAGCAGCTGCTGGTTTCGGTACTGATGCATTTGAAGGAACAAACCCATCAGTTCTTAACCCAGATAGTGGTACTTCTGCTGACGCACAGCAAGCTACCTACACAGTTGGTCAAGGTATGTCAACTAGTGACTCTGAAAGTCTAGGTGAATCCAGCAAAGGATTCAACGAAATGGCATTCTCAATCGAGAAAGTTACCGTTACAGCGAAGTCTAGAGCACTAAAGGCAGAGTACAGTTTAGAACTTGCTCAAGACTTGAAAGCAATTCATGGATTGAATGCAGAGGCAGAACTCTCTAATATTCTATCTACTGAAATTCTTGCTGAAATCAACAGAGAAGTTATTAGAACAATCTACAAAGCTGCAAGACCAGGTGCACAAGCTAATACTGCAATTGGTGGTCAGTTTGACTTAGATGTAGATAGTAATGGTAGATGGTCAGTTGAGAAGTTCAAAGGACTTCTATTCCAGATTGAGAGAGATGCCAACGCAATCGCACAGGAAACTCGTAGAGGAAAGGGTAACATCATCCTTTGTTCTGCTGATGTTGCTTCTGCACTTACAATGGCAGGTGTATTAGATTACACTCCAGCACTTAACGCTAACCTTAACGTTGATGACACAGGCAACACATTTGCTGGTGTTCTACAAGGTAAGTACAGAGTGTACATCGACCCATATTCAGCAAACGTTGCTGCTAACCAGTACTACGTTGCAGGATACAAAGGTACATCACCTTACGACGCAGGATTATTCTACTGCCCATACGTTCCACTACAGATGGTTCGTGCAGTTGGTCAAGATACATTCCAACCAAAAATCGGATTCAAGACTCGTTATGGTCTTGTTGCTAACCCATTTGCAGAAGGAACATCTGATACTAACTCAGGTCGTATTACTGCTAACGACAACAGATACTACAGAAGAGTTACTGTTAAAAACCTTATGTAAGCGAGTTGCTTATATACTTTCCAAAGACTCTCCTTCGGGAGGGTCTTTTTTTTGACTAGGGGGTTGACAAAGACAAAAATATGATGTAATATTTGGTTGTACTAAATTGATTTGTACTTTAAGGCAGATCAATCTTTATTTGGAGGATCCAAATGGCTGAAAAACTGCAGTGGGGAAGTAATTTTACCACTAAAAATCTTGTCATTAATGAAAGAGATGACATATTTAAAGACTTTCCATTTCTTAAATTAAAGAAAAGTGGTCTGTCAATGAAAGCATTAAAAGAATTAGTTGCTCCTAAAGACAATATGGTTAGGGGAATAACTAAATTAGAAAAACAGAAATCCGTGGGATTAAAAGGATCTCTTAAATATGGTTGGGATAGAACATCTTGGCCTATTCCTTTTGTAAAATTAGATAAAGAACTTGTAATTTTTGATAGAAGACACACATTAGATACTTGTTTAAAATTATCAAAAGAATATGCAAACATTACAAAAGTACCAACTGCAGAGTATGAAAGAGTAGATTCTGAAATAGGTGGATTTATTAATAAGTTTACTGACCAATCAATTTTAATGATGGCTGCTATGTGGGGTAATGTTTATGGTCCTACATCTGATGACACAAAAGATCACCAATTTGAAGGAGCTACTATCAATATTCTCAAAAGAGAAGCAAAACAATTAAATAAGGAAATACATTCTTTATATACTAAAGATGTAGTTCAAAAAATAATCCAATATATGGGTGTATATGATCGTTATCCAGATGATCAACGTACAATAACCAGGATTATAAACAATGTTCTTCATGCTCTTAATGATGCAAATACAGTTTCTGGAACTCCTACTATAAACAACAATGTAGAAGATCTTGAAAATTTTATTAAAAATGATGCTGATTGGTTAGAAAACAACAAAGAAACTGATGACACTGTTTAT